TTCGCCTTCCTCACCTTCTTCATCAGCTGCGGAGCCACCATGGTAAGCTGGTGGGCGATGATGCGGTCCTTGGGAATCTTGTTGGGTGGTGTACGGTCGCCCGGTGGAGTCATGCGATTGACGTTGATGCGGTCCTCCCAGCCGAGAAACGGAAGGAGGTGGTGACGCAGAACGTCAACAGGAAGAAGGTCGAGGTAGGTGGGGGTGCCAACGGGAGCATGGTAGATGAAGCGAAGAAGAGACATTTTGGCCGGGGGCTTTGAGACTTACACTGAATGACAACAATCCATTTTCTGCCGTATTAGCTCAGTGGTAGAGCACCGGTCTTATGCACCGCATTAGCTCAGTCGGTAGAGCACCGGCCTTTTAGTGGCGAGTGAGCCGGTAGTCGCGGGTTCAATCCCCGCATGCGGTACAACTTCACGAGTATGTCCGAGTGGTTAAGGAGACAGGCTTAAGATCTGTTGGTTCACACCTCGTGGGTTCGAATCCCACTGCTCGTATCGCCGTTGTAGCTCAGTGGTAGAGCACCCGCTTTGTAGTCGCGAAGTAGCGGTAGGTCGGAGGTTCAATCCCTCCCTGCGGCAATCCAAATTCATACACAAAAAACGAATCTTGCTACGAGGAGGACGAATCCCTCTCATAACAAGATGTACACTCGTTCTCAGCAGAATGCCATCAAGCGTGCCGTCCCCGTCGCCCGCGTCATCGAGTTCTCCAAGGACAACCACCGCTGGTCTCAGTCCGAGGAGCGTGAGATGGTTCGCCTTCGCCGCTACGAGAACATGACCTTCCATGAGATTGGCATGGAGCTCCACCGCAGTCCGGAGGCGATCAACTTTCGGTTCCGCAAGCTTGTAGACGAGCATGTCGAGGGCGGCCACCCCGAGAAGGAGGTTCTCCGCTGGTTTAACCTCACCGAGTAGTAATGCTGAGTCTGAACTTCATCGGGTCAGCTCTACTGGCCGTAGTCATTGCCAATCTCTTCATCACCGCGGCCGCGAACGCACCTCAAGCACCTGAGGTCCATGTGATGCCCGTACCCATCGCCACTGGAAAAGAGCGGTCTTTTTCGTCTGGTCGAGATGCCTCCATGTTCACGCAGCAGGTACGCAGACAGGCGATTGTAAATGCCCACTACGGCAGTCCTGGGTACGTTCTTCGCGAAGGGACGCATACGTCTGGTTTCACGAACGGGGTCCTTGAATTGTCGCTCAGTGGAGTCTGCAACAAGATCTGTGCCGCTGTTGTGTGCAATCCTCTACTGGACGGCGGCAAGTCAACGGATCAGTTCTGTGCAGTGCTGGATGGAAATGGTGGCAATGTGGTCCTGGACGCAGGAAACTCGCAAACTGTTGTCTGTTAATAATGGCCAACTGCGGAACGACTTCGGTCAAGTTTTTGCTTCGACGTGATACGCTCGTGAACTGGACTGCATCTACGACTATCCTCGCGTTAGGTGAACCGAGTGTGGTCACAGATACGGGCCAGATGAAGATAGGAGATGGTGTACATACCTGGAACAACCTACCCTACGTGGGCCCCTCTGCGTCGATCATCTTCGATGGCGGTGGGCCAACGCAAACCTATTCAAGCGGTCCCGTTTTGGACTGCGGCAGCATTTTCTGATAAAGACACAATGCCGTATATCCAACTCCAGTTTCGGAGAGGGTTGGCATCTCAATGGACGTCAGCCAACACCCTGCTCGCACAGGGTGAAATGGGCATTGAAACAGACACTGCACTCTTCAAGATTGGTGATGGAACTACGTACTGGAACTCGCTTGCGTATGGCGGACTCCGTGGTCCTACAGGACCCACCGGTGTCACTGGATTTACTGGCTCGACAGGGTACACAGGTCCGTTCGGTCCTACAGGGGCTCCGGGAGTCGCTGCAAACACTGGGGCTACGGGTCGAACGGGCCCCACCGGTCCAGTTGGGACAGGACCCACCGGTCCTATTGGGACGACAGCACCTGTACAATTAGGAAACGTCGCACGCGTGGACGCGGTCTATGGAAACGATTCAACGGCAACGATTGGCGGCTCTTCATTTGCCACTGTCAATGCCGCGATTACTGCGATTGTCGGAACGGGAACATTGACTGCACCGCAGTATCCCGGTACGGCCATCTGGGTGCTTCCGGGCACGTACTTGATAGGCCCAACCGGTACGAATGCACCCATCACCGATACGCTGGGAGCTACATCCTATCCATTGATTTCGCTTCCTGCGAACGTTGCGTTACGCGGAGTCAGTTTGCAGACCTGCACGATTCAGTGTCCGGTTCCCACGCAGAACACGACTCTGATTCAGATGGGAAACAACACTCGCGTTGAAGACCTGAACCTTGTGCTCGGAACGGGCGGGTACGCTGGAACCAACAATCTGGTTGGGGTGTACTACGGCTCGAATACGGCGATCACGTCCAAACTCCGAACGTCGCTTGTCACTCTGTGTAACTCGAGTATGGCGGGAACTGCGTCGAATACCATGTACGGTCTTCAATTTGACGGAAGCGGATCGCTTGGTGCGAACACGTTTTCGTTCAATGCGGCAAAAGGATCGACGATCAATGTGTTTGGAAACGGATGGGGGGACAAGCGTGGAATCATTGTCACCAATTCTAACATCGCGACTCTTCGCGATATGAACGTGTATGTCGCCCAGCCCACCACGTATCTGACGGGCTCAACGGGTTCGTATGTTGGCGTAGAGACCAATGACACAACGGCAACTCATGCGGGGTCCATTCAGTTACGAAGCACCACAGTTGGAACTGTTCTGAGTGCGGGGGCGACGGGTCCGACTGGATTTTACTTCACGTCTTCGGATATTCTACAGACAACACCTGCGGTCATTGTCAACCCTACCTATCTGGCATCGGCGGGTATTCAAGTGGGACCGGGTGTGGATCTGGTTACCAAAACAGCAGGTGGACGCGGCTTCTCTGCCTACAATTATCCGACAACGATCTACTACGGTGCAATCGGAACCCTGAATACATCCGGAAATCCCGGAACGGGAACCCCTGCATACTTATGGCCTGGTTCTGTGACCGTGCATGCATCCGGCGGTCAGTTTATTCAGTATCCTGACATAACGGTCCCCGCTATTTCCTATCGTGCACAACAGCCCATGATTCTTTCAGGTATGAACGTCACCTGTTCGGTCGCTCCGGGTGCCGGACATACCACGACGGTTACAGTACGCAAAACGCCAGTTGGAGGTTCGATAGCGGACACGGTGTTTAGGGTGGATCTAACCGATAGTGTCATTAACATCTCAAAGTATGATGCATCTGTCAACTTCGGAGCTGGCGACTTGCTCCATGTGCGAGTATCGTACGATGCTGCCGGAAATAACACACACGATTTGAGCGTCCAGCTAGACTGTTTCTAGTCCACACCTCCGAACTTCTTGTAGTACTCCGCGTACGACATCGGGGCAGGGCCGGTATTGGCGTTCGAGTTGACGATCTCGGGTGCATACCGCTGAAACAGCTTCTGGCCTACGTGGACGCTCGCCTGCTCCTCTGTGATCTCTCCCTTCTCAATCTTACGCTTGAGTGCCAGCATCTCAAAAAACGTAGCGTCCAGGCGATCCTCGGCGTGCATCTGCCACAACGCAGGGTAATTGAAAAACAGCGTCTCGTTCTCCGTCTTCAGCTTCGCCATGAACTCCTCCTGACGAAGGTGACGCCACTTTTTCTTTGAATGATCCATATTGCGAACCAGTGCCTGGAGCTGGGTTGCCGTCAGTGTAACGTCATTGATACGCGACTCTGCCTCTGCGATCTGCTGCGGTGTCAACTCAAGACGCGGTGCTTGCTCTGCCATTATTGTGGGTACGCACAGAATCTATAAGTGGGTGTAACGCAGTCACGAGCTGCGAACACTCATCCTGTGTGGTCATTCCCGTAAGGATAATGTTCCCTGTACGGAAGACCTTCGCAATCCACTTGACGCCTGGGAAGTAAATCTTGACTGCGGGGTACACGGCGGGCTCGTACTCCGTCTTGACTCCATCCTTTCGCAAGGTCGCATACAACGACTCGCGTGACAGACTCGTCGTGGAGATGAGACGGGTCTTGTAATTCATCAACACCACGCGGCGTACCTCTTGCGTCCACATATTCTTGGGTGCCACGTCGTCGGCAACGGATACGGCCTGTGGACACGTCATGAGAATATGGCTTCGCAGCCTCGTCATGACTGAGCGATCGTACCGCTCGTCCAGCACGCCTGTGATGTGGAAGACCCCATTCTGGAAGATCTTCACCGTAATCTCCTTTTGCCTCAGGGCTCCGTCACCGTCGTCAAGACTGACGAGCGTGATGGAGTTGTGCCCAAACCCAGTTGTTCGCTTTGCCGGTGCCTTCTTGGCCCGTCGTTTGATAAGGTCTCGCTTTGAAGAGCCGCGGGCAGGTACGCCCTGCTTCTCAATCTTGATGATGGACTCCGTCAATGGGAGGGACTCCAGAAGGAGGTTCGTGTCGAGACGTACGTTCACTGTGTACAGCACCACCATTGTCGTCAGTACTGGAGGCTCCATTGACATCCTTCATGTAAATGCAATCGATTTCGTTTTTCCACGCCTGTGAAAAGGACAAGGGTTCGCGTGAAACAACATAACACTGGAACGTGCGAATCACCGAACGCAACCGAGTCTCTTCTGCAGAGTCGAGCATCCACCCTTCAAGATAGCCAAACCAAATGGTTGCTGTCTTGTGGTGTGCGAGAATACCGAGTGCTGAATCCACCATTGTGCTGATCGGCTCAAGGGATAGATCAAAACACCCAGCGGGTCGTGGGGCGTTATACATGTAGATTGTAAGCATTATGATACAGCAGTAGGATATATGAAAGCACCCTTCCACTTGCGAGAGCCGTCTGCGTTGGTGTCTCCGGCGTTCACGCCCTTGCATGCCGTACACGTGGATGCGAAGTTCACCTTGCCCTGCTGCCACGTGACCTTGCCACACGTGACGCAGCAGTTGGGACCAATCGCCTGACGGGCCGCCATGATGACGTCCTCCTTGCGATAATTGGAGTCGGTTGTTGCCAGCAGCGTCGACATCGTGATCCTGTCCTGTAACTCGGGCAGCTGCTCAACAAAGGCGTTCGATGTGGCACTGTTGAGGCTCGTAACCACCTTGCCGGTAAAACAGTTCTCATTCTTGATCTGCGAGACACCGCGTGCGTCAACGGGCTTGGCATTCTTGGGGTTCCACATGACCGCCGTCGCATTGCCCGATGCATACGTGATGTACTGCGACGCATCCTTCACGCGGTGACCACGGGCGATCGTAGCACACGAAGGTCCACGCGTACTCGGAGCATTGAGCGTGGTGACAGTCGCCGTTGCAGGCAAAAACTGTTCATAGACCTGAGACGCCGCCTGCTGCCGCTGAATCTCGATCATCTGACCACACGTCATCTTGGGACGCGTGTCAATGTACTTTGTGATACGCATCTGCTGCCGAACAAGGTACTCGCTACACGAGGACATACTTGTTCTAAGGAAACACTTAAACTCCTGGATGCGTCAGCAAATGCCGGCGGCAACACTCGCGAGTCAGTCCTAGATCATTGAGTGCACGACCTTCCGCCGTGAGCTTGGTGTCGTTTGTGAGGTACATGAGCTCGGAGTCAGGGGCACGACCCTCCTCGCGACGGTAGGCCTTGATCAGGCGGAGAAACTCCTTCCACTTACCGGCGATGGGGAGGTTGCACGTATAGCATTTCACGACGATTGGGAAATCCATTGTGCTGTCCTTCTTGTCTGTGAGAGACAGTTCGTTTTTCGCAGACTAGAACAATGAAGTTCAAGTCAAAGGGAATCTACTGGATCGCTGCAGCGGCTATGGTCCTTGCACTGTACCTCCTTCTCAACCCTCCTGCCCCTGCACTGGGTGCATCGTACGGCCGCGACGTAGACCGCTTTGGACCCGACTCGGTGGACATGCAGATGGCCAACGGGAATCTCCAGACAGATGCCCCGTACATGATGGCCCCTCCAAAGCCGGCACTGAAGACACTCCTGTTGTTCCCTCCATCGCAGACTGATCTTGAAAAACTTTCAGGCCCGCCGGCGAAGATACAGTAATGCCGAATTGGGCACTTGTTGCGTCAAGCCACTTCTTTCTCATTCCATCTTTATCAGCCATCGCGTTACGTGCATACGTACCGGGAGGGCTTGTATTTGCAACGTACCTCGTCTCCGTCGCGTATCACTCGACAAAGCCGCGGTTTCCATGGTTATTACCAATTGATGTCGCCTTTGCCCATCTTGCGAACCTCGTCATGGTCTGGACAACGGCACAGTGGGTGCCATATTCGCTGCCCGTCTACGGTCTTTTCCTGACGTGTGCGACCACAGTCTACTACTACGGACAAAAACATCGCTGTCTCGCATGGGATCCGGAGCCCGCGGTGTCGACGCGGTGGCACATGTTCATGCACGCATTTCTTGGGTTCAGTTCAGCCTTTTCGGTGATGATGGCTGCGACGTCAGGTCAGAATGTATTGAGGTTCTTTAACAAATAAGTGGATACGAGCTAAATTTACCACTTAAATGTATGTTATAATTCTTATAGCTAATGACGAAGAATCGAAAGAGAGGTATGGTCGGAGAAGAGCTGGAAACATGGATAGAGAATCAGCACCACGTCGATGAGAATGGATGTTGGATATGGAATCTGACATGCACGCAAGGTTACGGTACAACTCGTGTAAACAAGAAGAACGTCGGTGTTCACCAACACATGCTAGAACGTAAACTCGGACGGAAATTACTAGAGGGAGAAGTTACTCGTCACATCTGTCCGAATGCTCCAAACAGGCGATGTTATAACCCACAACATCTAGATATTGGGACATACAAGGACAACTCGCACGACGCAGTATCTGCCGGTAGAAATTCAAAAGGTGAACAACATGCTGTCCTTTCAAAATGCAATGTACTGACCAGGGACCAGGTTCTCGTTATAAAGGCGGCACGTGGCATCAAAACATGCACATCTCTCGCAGAAGAATACGGCGTGAGTGCTGCTCAAATATCACGCATTCAGTTAGGTCAACGATGGAAGTATGTTACCAACTAAGTTCGAGCTCCTGAGCTGACCAGAACTCCGATGTCCCGTTCGGCATCTGACGACGGAACAGGAACGGAAGCTTACGCTGCTCGATCTCACGCTTCACGACCTGGTCGAGGAAACGCGGATCACTTGTGCGGAGTCCATCTAGACTCACAAGTGGCTTTGCACCCTCGGCAATCTGCTGCTGGCGGGCAGCCATCAGTGCGACGTACTCGTACTTTCGGAAGTACGGCGTAGTGATGCGAGGAGTCTTCAGTGCCTCAACGACCTCAGGACGGAAGACGGGCTTGACTTCAGGGTGATCAGTGGACATGCCTTCTCTTGTCTAGGAACATACTCTTTCGTTTTCAATAAATGCCGATCATCCGTGGTGCTGCGTCAGATTTCACAACCTTCCAGAAGAATAACGCCCAGTCCTCGCGTCCAGTGTTCACCAATGCCCCAGGCGTCTACTCGCGTGTAGGTCAGGCGATCATTCCGTACTCTGCGAGTTCTGCCCAGGTATTGGCATCCAAGGTCTCGTTGACTGCGAGTACGAACTCGGTGGCGTCCTTCAACATCCGCACGCGGGGCGTTGCGACATCCTACGCAGGTGTTTCGCAGGGTACGTCGAAGGTTGGTGCGGGTGTTCCGAGATATTTCCTGGACTGAGAACAATGCCTACACGTCCTGCATCTGATTACCTGAGTTACGTCAAGGCACAAGTCTTGACACAGACAACTGTGGCTGTACCTCAGGCCCGCAATATCCTGCGGTACGAGGGATCGGGTCAGTACCTGAACGCCATCACCCAGACGTCGGATATGCGATATGTGACAACCGGCCGCCTGCCTCCTGCACGTATTGCCCCTCGTCAGGTGGTGTTCAACCGGTCTAACCCTAAAAATCTTTCGCGTGTCGCCTTCCTCGGATCCGCGGGTCCGCAGGGCACACTGGTCAGCCAGCCGCCGACTCGCTTAGCTGGCACACAGGGTCTGGTGGTGCTGCAGTCCAACCTGATCCAGAACGCCCAGGCATCGGCTGGACGCGGTGGCACGACGTTTACGAACATCAACCAGGCAATCACGAAGTAATTTACCTATGAAGAACAATGGCACTCTCCGAAGGTCTGAAGTTCAAGTATTCGCTGTACACGACCCTCCTGTTCTTCGTACTGGCAAGTCCGACCTCGTTCCGCATCGCCAATCGGCTGTTTGGAGCCTCCGTAGCGTCGTCAGGCGGATGCCCGACGGCGGTGGGGTTTGCACTGCATACGTTCGTGTTCTTAGTCGGTCTGTATGGTCTGATGTCGCTGCCGCAGGATGAGAAGCATTAGGACCTAGCACGTCCCTTACGATCCTTCCCACGGTCCTTTCAGGACCTAGCGTTCTGCTTCCACATCGCGTCACACACCGCACACTGGTACATCCACACCACATTGACTGAGTCCAACTTCACGCCCACAATGTCCGACTCCTTGCCTTGTGTTGCACAGGTAGGATTCAGACACACCATCGTCTTGAACCGAGGCAGCGTTGGGTCATGCTTCAGGTAAGGGTTGATCGAGTACTGGACCGACGTATCCTGCTGGAGGTCATGTTCATAGACAACGGCCTCCGCGGGCTCCTCGTAGGGGCACGAGCGGCATTTCAGGTACGCCTTGCTCTCACGCTCAACAATGTCGTAGAGAAAGTTGGAGCACTGCTTACAGAACTTCATTGCTCACCTTTGGCTTTCATAGGGACACTTTCCTTTTAAACTCACAAACCCAGATTCGTGCGTTCAAAAGGAATCGGTCGCCGCAAACGAATCGGGGTATTAATCAACGATGCATCCCGGACACCTTCAGAAGTTTACGGACGCTCACCGTGCGGAGACCAAGAGTGGTCTCGAGACTCATCAGCTCTTCGGCCATGGCATTCTGTATACGATTCCCGAGGAGAAGATGGACGAGTTCTATCGTCTGTACTGCAACTACATCAGCGAACATGGTCCTCTGACCATCACGGAGAAGATGACTCGTATTGGTCCTCTCCGTGTGGATCTTGACTTCCTGTACGATGGACGGGTTGAGGACCACAAGCACACTCAGGAAATGACCGTCAACTTCGTCAAGGCCTACATGTCCGAGGCTGCGAGGTACGTGCAGATCACGGACGTCACGGATGTCTATGTGATGGAGAAGGCCGAGCCGACGTACTACCCGGGCAAGAAGGAGTCCAAGTCCGGCATTCATCTGGTGGTGCCGGAGGTTCGCGTCAACCGCAACGTGGAGTTGGCGATCCGCAACACGCTCCTCCCCAAGATGGACGACTTCTTCCCGGGTCTGGGGCTGAAGAAGGAGTGGCGTGAGACGTACGACAAGTCTCCGCTGAACCACACCAGTTGGTGGGCATTGTTGGGCTCGAAGAAGCCGGCGGGCGAAGGTGCAACGCCCCAGGCCTATAAGCTCAAGTACTCGATTGAGTGGGATCCGAATGACGTCGCGGTCGCCATCGACGAGGAAGTGAATCGCGAGATCAAGCCCGAGAATATCCGCAAGTTCTCGATCCGGTCTGCGAACAACACCGAGACTCCGTTCACTGAGCTCGGCAAGGCGTATGCCCTGAAGGAGGAGGAGGTTCGTATCTCGGGAGGCTCTGCGTTGATGCCGCAGCGTGGTCGTCCGGCTCAGCGTGCGGGTGACCCAGGTTCGCGTGGTTCGTCGCCGACTCGCGTGATCTACCTCCAGCCTCTGTCCAAGTCGATGTCCGACTACTACGAGGCCCATGTGTTCAACTTGAAGTCCGAGCGGTTCAATGACCACGATGAGCGTACCAAGGTGGGTCACTGCCTGAAGAACATCCACCCGGATCTGGAGAATCTCTGGCTCGAGTTCTGTTCGCAGCGTGTGGACGGCAAGTACGATCCGCGTGAGGCGATGGCCAAGTGGCAGGGATTCAACTTCCGTAACGACGGTGCGAAGCTGGGTGTTGGAAGCCTGCGTCACTGGTCGCGGACGGACAATCCGGACGGCTACATTCAGATTGAGAAGATGAACATTGATCGTCTGCTCGACGAGGCCACGGATACGCAGACGGAGCACGACATGGCCCAGGTCGTGTATGCCAAGTTCCGCGACGAGTTCAAGTGTGCCAGGTTCAGTGCGTCGTCTTGGTACTGGTTCGCAGGCCATACGTGGCGTGAGACGGACAAGGGTGTTTCGCTTCAGTGCCGCTTGTCCTCCGACGTCTTCCGCGACTTCTTCCGCAAGGAGACAGAGATCAGCAACATGATGAACGCCGACGGGTTTCCGCAGTGTCAGGAGGGAAAGCACGAGCCGAGTGGTTGTGATTGGTGCAAGACGGACAAGAAGCGTCAGGCCTATGCCCACATGCGGAAGCAGCTTCGCATGACTCGGTTCAAGGAGAATGTGATGAAGGAATGTCGCGAGCTGTTCCTGGACGAGGACTTTGCGACCAAGGTGGATGAGAACAAGAACCTGATCGCATTCAGCAACGGCGTCTTTGATACACTGACCTTCGAGTTCCGCGACGGCAAGCCGGAGGATTACATCTCGTTCTGCACGAACCTCGAGTACCACCCGGATCGGCCCCATGACACGTACCCATGCTGGCAGGAGCTGAACAAGTTCCTCCGTGACGTGCTGCCCGACGAGGATGTCCGCGAGTACTTCCTGGCCTACCTGGCCACCTCTCTGTCAGGAAACAACGAGGCCCAGAAGTTCCACATTCTGACCGGAACAGGCTCGAACGGCAAGTCGATGTTGATGAATCTGATGTCCACTGCGATGGGCGATTACGCATGCAAGGCCCCGATCTCGCTGCTGACTCAGGCCCGCAATAAGTCCGCGGCCGCCGCACCGGAGTTGGTGCGTATGAAGGGCCGTCGCTTCGTGACCATGCAGGAGCCCGATGAGCAGGTTCCGCTCAACACGGGTCTGATGAAGGAGCTGGCCTCGTCCGAGAAGATCACGGCTCGCGACCTGTATGCGGGCTCGAAGCAGATGCTGGACTTTGATCTCCAGGCCCGTTTCAATCTCGCGTGTAACGAGAAGCCGAAGATCAATACGCAGGACGGAGGTACGTGGCGTCGCTTGGTGGTCATCAACTTCCTGAGCAAGTTCGTTGCGGACCCGCGTCTGGCCCACGAGAAGCCGATCGACGAGTCGATTGTCCAGAAGTCGCAGAGCAAGGAGTGGGCCGAGGCATTCCTGTCGTATCTGGTGTTTCTCTACACGCGTGGCAAGGGCTTCCGCAAGCTGGTGCCGCCGGAGAAGGTGATGGAGTACACGAGCGAGTACAAGGATGACAGTGACGTGATCGCCAAGTTCATCCGTGAGAAGGTTCATAAGGTCGAGGATGTTCCGGCTGGCGAGCCGGTTCCGGTGATGCGTTGGACGGATGTGTCAAAGGAGTTTGTCGAGTGGCGTCGGACGAACGACCCGACGAGCAAGGCGACGACTGCGGATCTGAAGAAGCAGATCGAGGCTACATGCGGAAAAGCCGGGCCAGGGAACCGATGGAGTTCCTACCGGTGCAGCGACGCTTAGACTTCTTGGCCTTGCGGCGATACGTCTTGCGACGACGACCTCCGGCAGTGGTCGTGGGAGTGGCGGGAGCGGGTGCCGGAGACACCTTGGACTTCAGCCAGTCCAATGACGACGACGCGGTTCCTCTCGCCGTTGTCCACGCGTCTGTTACGGATTGGGGCAGCCAAGACATTATTAATAGCTTAGTTTTTACTCCTCGCCGCCACGGCGGCGGGCACCAATCTTGCTCAGCACATACGTACGCAGCAGACCGATGGTGAAGACGACCAGGACGAACGAGACGATCAGGTTGACCAGATCAGCGATGACCTGGCCAACCTTGAGGTCCGCCGAACCAACCTTGATGGAGAATGCCGACACACCCTTGCCCGCAGCCGCGGCAGGGGCCAGCAGCGGGACGAGGATGCCGTCATTCAGGGACTTGAAGAAGGCAGCCACCACCGAACCGAGATAAAACGCCGCAGTCAGAATGATAATGTCCTTGGTGTCCAGCATTTATTGAGAGAGTCAGAATGTTTTTCAGGGAAGCTCATAATGAAGTTCCGGAGTGCCGGACTTGACACGCTGGCCGGAAAGGCCACGTCTATCCTCGCGTTCGATTGCGAGTTTTGGCACCTTGGAAACACATTCCTCCCCCGCGAAGTGGGTGGCTACCACATTACTCGGTCCGGAGACGGATGGGTGCGGTCTGCCCCATTCTTCGCAGTGCTGCCACCCCCGCCCAAGCAGTTGAACCGCGTGTCCTCCTCCTTCTCGACCGTGACACCCAAGACTGCCTTGGTCCTCGACATTCTCGAAGAGACGGAGCGAACGGCACGGGAGTTTCTCCATGAAGACGACAGCGTCAAGGCGTACTTTGCAGACCCCAACGTGAAGCCCCACCTGAAACCCGCATCGTGGCTGGCTGGATTCACAAAGATGATCGGTGAGTCCGTGGTGGTCCTTAAAGGCGATATGGACTTGAAGGCAATCAAGTCGGCCTGTACTCACCACCGCATTCCGTTTCACCAACCTCTTCGCATTGTCGACATTGCACACAGTAACCCGGACTTCAACAAGCGATGCGGTACGGCGAAACTTGAAGGAACGTATCGCTGTATCGCGAAGGATCTCGACGCAGTGCTCAAGAAAGTGTTTCCGGTCGGCAAGGCACATAACCCTGTCTTCGATTCCGCCATGACCATTCAGATCGCCGCCTGGCTGACGGAGAAAGATATGCGTTGAATACAATGGATACCCGGTTCTGGGGGCCGAGTGGATGGCAATTATTCCACCTCATCGCAGAGGGGGCACCCACTCCCGAGCTAACGCTTTGGTACATCAACCGTATTCTGCCCTGCAAGTTCTGCCGGGAGAGTACGACGAACTTTGTGTCCGAGCATCCGCTCACCAAAACGGCGGACGCTGGACGGTGGCTCTACGAGATCCATCGCAAGGTCAACCACAAACTTGTTACTCAGGCAAAGACGGACCCGACGGTGATTCTACCTGACCCTGATCCTACGTACGATGACGTACACAAGAAGTATGCGGCCATTCTCAAGAAGAAACCGAACGCCGTGCCGGGTCGCGACTTCTTGTTCGCAATCGCCTACAATTACCCCGACGACCCCGACTACGACCACGTCAATGTACAGCAGGGCTTTCTGCGGTATATGAAGCGAACGTACCCGTTCCCAGAGCTGCGAAAGGTCTATTCGCAGTACCTCAACACGCATCCGATCACACTGAACTCGCGTACCACCTACCTCCACTGGATGTATGGCCTCCTCAAGCGGCTGTCGGCCAAGGTTGGGTCACCGATCCGCACATTCAAGGGCTATGCCCACCATGTGGCTTACTACAAGAGCGGGTGTAGTAAAGCAACCTACCATGGAAAGACCTGCCGACGACTCGACAATGGGGGCTTTACGAAACAACGTGATCATAAGCGTACTCGACGGGTCGCAACTGGAGGTCTACTCACGTAAACAGGGAGCCGAAGAGACTCCACTGTGTATGCGAGTGTATATGGTGTTCTGCGTGGCAATGGTGTTTTTCGTTATGCGGTCAGCGATTGTTTAAAACAACGAGCGGCGGCTGCGGCGGTGGCGGCGAGTGCGGTGCTTCTTCTCCACAGAGCCGTGGCTCTTGTACGTCTTCTTCGCCGCCATGATGACCTTCTTCAGGCCGTCGCCCTTCTTGTAGGTGCCGCGGTGCTTCATCTCCGACATCGTCTTCTTCACGTGAGTGAGCCAAGCGTTTGCCATTTTTGTTTAACCGCGAGGAATAAAACCCACGGTCGCCGAGTTTATCGGACACAGATTCCACTGACATCCGAACGAATACACGTCGTCCATGACCTTGTACTTAGAAAAGGCCTGGTCAGGTGCGACAAGAACGATATGGTCCTTGGTGAAGGAACGCAGCTCACTGGCCTCACGAGGATGGGCGGCCTGCTGGTACGTCAGACGACGCAGATTGCTCTCATTCCACGAGAGGTTGATCATCGGCTCGAGATCCGTGCCACGTGCCTCGTTGCCTGACACGAGGATCAGTTTGTTCGCAAGGGAATCAAGAGGGAGCTCCATGACAGAACCCTGGATCAGCTGCTTGCGAACCGTGTGATTCAGATGGTAGGCAACGCGGTTGATGGTAAAGTTCTTCTCCGTGTGCAGCACGATGCTCACAATCAGCGGATCGTGCGATGGGAATCCATCGTTCACAATGTCGACGCACGCAGACACGAACGAACGGGTGGAGAACCCGTCGTAGTGAGGCTTGAGCGAGACCACTGGCTCGTCCTGGGCATCTGCGTACACGTGGAGCTCGATGAGCCGCACACCCGACAGAAGGGCTTCGGAGATGTCCTCGAATGTACTACCAGGTACGTAATAATCCACCAATGTGCCTGTGCGGGGCTCGCGGACCCGTTGATCTGTAGTGGCCATCAAATATCCGGCTGCTGCAAGGGCTCCGACTGCGAGGACCGTTTCCATTGCTTACCCTTCTTATTTTTTGGAACGACGGAACAACGGTCCAAAGCGGAAGGCATTGACCTTGTCATCCGATACACGCTTATCCATCGGAATGTCCATCAGGCACGCGTAGTGATAGTATAAACAGTACATTCCGCACTCAGACTCCTTGAACTGGTGCCGAGTCGTATTGTACGTGAGCTTCATGGCCGGTCCTCCTCGGGCATCCCACTGGTCTTTCCAGCGAAACATCAGACGCTGGATCTCCTTCTCCGGCTTGCGGGCGTACGAATCAAAGTACGTCATACGCGGGTACTGCAGCTCGGGACGAATGTCCAGAAACGCAGAAATCCAGTGCTGACCCGGTCCATCGTGAACGTCTGTGTTGAACACGATGCCGATGCGACGATAGCCCTTCTTGTACAGCGTCTCGAGCTTCATGGAGCACAGTGTCGAGACGATACACTTGGACGTTTCAGACTTGAGATCAAAGTCAATGGGCACACAGCCAACAAAGTGATAGTCCTGGATCACCCGCTCGTACTCCTTCTCGACCTTGTCAATGTCATCGGACGACAGCCACTCGGTACTGTTCGCATCCCACGACGCAGGGGCCCGCGGGCGTTTCATCATGGATGTCACGATACAGGTGGGTTCGCCCGTACTACACTTTGAATGCAGACGCTGCTTGAGCTGGGCCCACACTGTTTTGGCATCCGCCTTCTGGATCGGTGCTTCGCGGGAATGTTCCTTGTTGTAGACGGTACGTAACCGTTCAATCTCGTCCTCATCGAAGAGGAACATCCTTGCTTAAAACGGATACTTTCCTTGTCAGCGTCATACAAACCACAATGGACGCCCTCAAGCCTATTCTCTCCAAGTACGTTCGCATCAACAAGGGCATCGCTGAGCTGAATGGCCAGGTCTCGGAACTTCGCGATACGCGTCGCAGTGTCGAGATGGATCTCGCTGCACTGTACGCACAGACCATTCTCCCCGACCAGATCCATCTGAGCGAGTCGGATGCAATGTTCATCGTCAAGCGACCTACCAAGTGGAAGAAGGGCTGGACGCTGTCCAAGAAGGACCTGGAGATGTATCTCAAGGACATTCTGGGTGAGAAGGGGAAGGACGTGATGAAGGAGATTGTCAAGCGTCACGAGCCCAAGCTGGTGGCCGACGACTTCGGATTCGAGCTCAAGTCCAGCGGTGCTGGGTCTTCCTCGGGGGCTGAGTAAACGACTATGCGTGGGGCCGGATTCCTGATGTACACAACTTCAACTGTACCAGTATGATTGATCACTCCTGTCAAACATATACAGCAGCACAAAGAGGTCAGAACGCCAATGGCAGCCAGAGTGGCGACGAATACGTCGCCCATTACGCCTTTTGTTTTCCTTGAACGAAAGCGGGTTGTAGAGATTCCTCGATCTCACGTAGCATGGCGTTGATCTCACGGAGGTGTTTGGACGCTTCAAGGGTATTTTCGCGGGGCATGAATCCGTGTTGGATTCGAGTCACCGCAACGGATAACTGCCTCTGTCGCTCAACCACTTGAAGTGCCAGTGCGGATAACTGTTTTCGCATCAATGCACGGATATGTGTTGGACGGAGAAAATGTTTAAACCCCGTCATCCTCTCGCGAGGTGAAGTACTCACGCATCTTCGTGTCGACGCTGCGATCGGTTAATTCAAGCACTCCATCCTTGTTGGTGTCCAGAATCGAACGCACGTCGCGGACGCCGTCGAGAATGCGGTGTCGGTCTACGTATTTGCGGTTCTTGGCTGACCCGTGCCATAAATGATAGACCGTTCCCGTCGCACATGCAAGGTTGGGGTGTGCCAGCCGCGAATACTCTTCGTAGGACGGAACCAGTGCTTGATGCACGTATCCACGCGGAAACTTGATTCCTAACCACGCAGCTGTCGACATGGTGTCGCCGCTTCCCGTGATGCCCTCCTTGTAGAAGCCAATCTCTCTGAACCATTTTCGCTGAAACGCCCACGCGAATCCTGGATGGTAATTGTGGTTGTATGGGTTAGTGCGGCTCATGTACGCCACCGACAGCCGTGTCTGGACCAGCTTTGTATACGTGCTGTCAAGCCAGACACACGATGAGAAGGGTTGGACCACTTGGTACGTGCTCAGTAACCGCGAGACTTCGGTATACCATCCGGGATGGCCGAAGATGACGTCGGCGTCCAGGAACAGCAGCTTGGTGAACGAACGCGGAACACGTGTTTCAAGGAGCGAACACAGCGTCTCCTTGTGGAACAGCACACTCTTGCTTCGCACATGGAAGGCGTCCTTGATTTCAGGTTCGTGATCATCAAAGACCAGTTCCATCGTATAATACGGAATGTGGGTCAGCTTCAGCTTTTCGATGGTGTACAAATAGTTCATTAGCATCTTCTTTGACCGTGCGGGGTTGAAGAAGACGAAACAAACCGCCATATCCTTGTGCTTCGGGATCTCGTAGCGACAGGCTGCGACATCGACGATACAGGTTTCGAGGGGTGGTGCGGTCTCAGGCGAACGCACAACGTTATAGGCGAAGGATGACTGACAGTGGCCCATTATTAGTACGCAGCGTTTTCGATATTGGCTCGCACCTCCGCAATCCGCTGGAGGTGCTTACGACGGCTCTGTTCTGCCGCCTGCTTCGCCCGCTTCAGCTTACGCAGACGAGACAGCTTGTACATCCGTGCGTTCTGCTTTTTGGTCTGGTACAGCGACTTGACCGCCTTCTTGATGCCGAGAAATCCTCCACGGCGTGTCCTCATTGTATTCAGCTGACAAAAACGAATTTACCGCGAAGGAGGTGAAGGAAGTACATGTACTCTCCCTACAATGCTTCCAATCGACCCTTCACTGAGGATGACATCCATCGCATTCTCCGTCGCCATGGACTCCCTCACTATCGCGTTGGGAATCGCAAGGTCTTTCAGACCGCAATGGTCCATACAACCTACGTTCGACGCACAGACTACACTACGCCTGATGGAGAGCCGGCCGTTCTCGCTCCCTGTCCCTCCGGCGTTATGCCCCTCCAAGATGAGAGCTATGAATGCCTGGAATTTGAAGGCGATGCAGTTCTCGGTGCCTGCATCGCGACGTATCTACGCAAGAAGTTCCCCGAGAAGAAGCAGGGATTCTTGACGGACGCCCGCAAGGAGCTCGTCAACAATGACCGAATCGGAGGGCTGTCGAAGGAGCTGGGACTGAATAAGTTCTACGTCATTTCTCGCCACAACGAGGACTCGGTAGCCATTGCTGGGCGGAGCAACACTAAGAAGCTAGGCGACATCTTCGAGGCGTTTCTGGGAGCCTTGTGGACGGACTGTGGCAATCGCTTCAATGTCGTGTATCCCTTCGTGGTTGCCGTCATGGAGACCTACCTTGACATTGATGAGATTGTCTCGGCAACCACCAATTTCAAGGATATCTTTCAGAAGCACTGTCAGAGGGAGTTCAAGTGCACGCCAGAGTATGAGATGCGATCCAACGACCCGAAGAAGAACGAGATTGTGGTGGCGGTTATGGTCGCTGGAAAGGTCTATGGACTCGGCGTTGGATCCACGCGAAAGAAGGCGGAGCAGTTGGCGTGTAAGGAGGCACTTACAAAAGTAGGGGAAGCCCCTTGCGCCTGAAGGTGCGACGACCACCGCGCTTTACGCGTTTTGCAGTGGGATCCGGTTGCTTATCCATGATAGCTTTAATAGTTATCCCTACAGGCCACTCGACCTTGTCGAACACCTTCTTCAGTTCTCCAATTGCGGCGCGGCGCTCGTCCCCGCCCTCACCATTGATTTTTAGTTGACTTTCACACTTCCTGACCGATTCGGCGAGGTCTTTCTTGTCTGCTGCGAAGCATATTGCACTAAGAGATACTAAAACTGCAAGTTGGTCGTATATACGGAAGAAACGTTCGGTTGTCTTTTCGAGTTCTCCCTCTACGTAGCGGAGGGCTGCAAGGGGCTTAGCAAGGGCGGCCGCCGCGACGGCGTCTGACATCTCTTCGCCTTTATCTAGGTCGATACGACCCACGCCGATTTCAACCGCCGCCTCCGCTCTCGCCTTGTTCTCTATATGTGATCGCAATCGGCGTTCGGCGTCTGCGATATTTAGGCGGGTATTCTTCGCTACCGCCTCCTTCTGTGCTTCGGCGATGTTTTTGAGTTCGGTCAAGATATCAAGTTCATAGTTTAGTACGCTTCCAGGGTAGTACTGAAGACTGCCGTCGTAACCACTGTTGCGATCGATCACTTTCAATTGTTCTTTGAATTTTGTAAACCCCTCATCCTTGACAATAAGCCTGTCAAAGTCAAACGTCATTCCTCTTTTGCCCTTAATCGCCATGTTTCCAAGGTGCAGGTCATTGATTACGAAGTCTCTTTCAATACAAAGTCCTTCAAGTATATGGAACATAGCGGCGACTCCTTCCGATGTCTCTGCGTCGTAGACTGTTTTATCAAATTTGGGTACCAGAAGGCAGGGGATCGAGTTGCTGCGATGCGTATGCATTATTTCATATAGTAGGTCTCTCGCGTCCGATCGTCCGAGCGGGAGATGTACGATGTTTCTTTCCAGACGGCCGTTTGCGCGACGAGCCCATAAAGTATTCGGAGCCTCTACGATTTTCCTGGCATCGCAGTTATACAACGCAATGTACGTGAGCGCGTTCGCTTCGCCGTAGACGGTGTTCCCTACGATATCCTGTTTCTTCTTGATTTCAGGGTCGGCAGAAATGTATGCGACGATATCTGCTGGGCCATACCTTTCTGATATAGCCTTCACAACTGGGTCGGCAGAAACAGGGTCAACTGCTGGCGGAAGAAAGTCCCACGACTTCGGGTCATTTGCTTGAAACATGGCTGCAGACTCGCCTAATCCTCCAAGAACACCCCCCTGCTGCTGCGGCGCTTCCTCGACCTTTTTTTCCGGAAGTCTGTATTTTGGTGGATCGCCCTTATATTTCTCCTTGTACGCTGCCTCCACGGCGTTCGCCAAGAGTGTTGCAGGCTCTTCGTCGGCCTTCTCTATTTTCAATCCGTCTTCCTTAAATTTCGTCGGGTCGGGTTTGGGTAGACTTTTAGGTTCCATGCCAACGTCTCCTTTTTCCTCCACCTTCACCACGTCCTCCTCCTTCGCCGCCTCTCGCATCTCTGCAGCAATGGCTTCGTCTACCTCGCCGCCGCCGCTTGTGCCGCTGGACGGCGTCCCTTCAGTCCCTGTCCCTTCAGTCCCTTCATCCGGTTCCTTGACCATAAATGATGTAGCTATTAGACTGAAATTGTCGACTATCTTTCTGACTCTGGCTTGTGTTGCGTCCGGAGGATCTGCTAACGCCAACTGTATGAGTTTTTTTGCAGCTCCCCGTGAGTAGAGAGCCACGTCCTTAAAATTGTCACTGGGAGGCTTCCCTTCGTGAGGCCTCTCTGCATGAAGCTGAATTACCCTTAACACGGCCAGTAAGTCCCATATTCGTGCGATGTGATGGTATCGCGTCTCGTATACTGGGTCTTTGAAAAATTTGTTTAGATAGTCCCTTACTTGGTCGTCATTGTCTTCCCCCTGTAGAAGTGGCATTATTTCAACATCGAACGTAGCAGCTGCCATCGGCACCTGCGACTTTTCTTTGTAGAGCTGTCCATGTGCCGCCAGAGTGCGTGCCATATATACCATGTCTGCTAATCTCTTCCTTTCCAACCCACGTCGGTTCGCTATCTCCACGGTCGATGCTTCGAGCAGACGTTTGTTGAGGTCGGGCTTCAGACTATGCATTAGGTCTGCGGCATAGAAATACTGACGGTATAGTTTATAGTACGAGGGGTCTCCGGCCACTTCGTGCAGAACGTTTCGGAGTATATTCTGGTTTCCCGGCGACGGAAAGGTTGGTGTGGTTGCGTTCAGGTCTATGAGATCATAGTCACGAAATTTTATGCGACCGTAGTCGTGAATGACTGGGGTTTCGTCTGGCATCAGAGCCATGTTTCCATCGTGGAGGTCGTAGTGTATCCAGAACCCATCGACGTGAAGAAGCGGTTGCATTAGGGTTATGAGTACAGTGATTGCGGCTTTATGTTGCAATCTCTTGATATCTTTCCCCTGACGTCTCGTGATAAGACCGTACCACCTGCCTGTATTGACAAGGCCTTTAACATGAGCCTCCTTTTCTGGCTTGGTAGAAAAATACTTATGTTCGAGTGCTGCCTTGATAACCGTGTCGGTTGTGGCGGGAAGAGTCGTATCGTTGACGACCACCTTCGGGTGCGTCTCGTATACGCCATTTCCGCCCACAAATGTATTCAAGTACTTCTTGACGGACTCGGTCGCGTCCTTGACGGATTTCTTCGCGTCCTCCTCCGCCCACATCTTGAGTGCACGATGCACTTCCATTTCACCCGCTCGCAGGAGAATCATGCGGACGACGTGGTCGTCCTCGTCGCCAAGTGCCTTGATTCCTGGAGGAACCACGAGTGTTTCTATTGTGCTGCCTTTTTTGTCCTTAGTTTTCATCAATGCAATCGGGAGACCCAACCATTTTGGCAAACCGGCCTTTTCCTCTTGATCAGTGCGTTTCTGTTCCCAGACCAACGTATCTGCTCCACCATCTAGGTAGTCGCCGCCTTTCTGGTGGCGTTTCCTCCTGAACGTGCGACGCCTGCCTCCTCCAGGTGCAAGAAGCTTCCGACACGCGTCCTTCATGTCCTCGAGCTTCTTCTTGTCTGGGTCGGCTGCCGCAGGTGCCGCAGGTGCCGCCTTGACCTCCACAACGGATGATTCCGGGTTATTCGCCACCGCAGGGATGATGCGGCTCACGGCCTTTGCCTCGGCGGGAGGCATAGGCTTTTCCGCTACGATCGGGTGAATGGCCGGTGGGTCTCCGAACAGCTCCGGAATCATGACCTTGAGCTTCTCGGTCAGACGCTCATTTGGTTTCTTGCGGATCGACTCGAAGATCGCATCTGTGAATGCCTTGGCCTTTTCTTCGGAGACAACTCCCGCCGCACGTGCCGGTCCCAGCAGTCCGAGCGTATCCCACACGGACAATATCGTTGAAAAGAGTCCCTTGCTCGACAACTGGGTCAGTTTCACGGGATATACATCGAGAAGTGCGAACTGTATCGTGTGCTGACTGAGCCTCTTCCAGCTCTCCTGCCTTGCCTTGTCCCATGAGAGATAGCGCCTCGCCCATGCCTTGAATGATTCGTGACCCACCGTTCCGCGACCCCAGTCAAAAATGACAAGCTGGTCGCCTATCCACCCGAGATTGTTGAAGTGTGAATCACTGTGGGTCACCTTCTCGGCGTTCATCTGCACCATCGCGAGCATCAGTCCCTTCAAGGATGACTTGATAAGTGCATCGGGCTTGGACTTGGCGTATATGCTGCGATAGAGCGTGTCGCCCTGCTTGGGGGTCACCAAGTTGATGAGTCCTTGATTGCCTTGTAGCTCGGGAACCGTACAGTTCTCCTTCTTGTCTTCCGGTTTGAACTTGGGGGCACATGCACTGTCGGCGAGGTTGAAGAACTGGGAGATGCCATTCCCCTTTACCGCAATTGCATCGAGTGCCTTGACTACGGCCTTCTGGACCTTGACTTCGTATTCATCGCGAGTGATACGCGAGACGAATTCTGTTCCACGTTCTGAAGCCCGTATGGTTTTTCCCTTCCTGGCACAGGCCACGTGAGGGATGTAGACGCAGGTGTCTGCTCCCTGTGTTTTGTATTCGCCCCCCTCCATTGTTCAGAAGCGACAAGAATATATCCTCGCAAAAGATAAACACAATGGGCGGCGGTCTTCTCCAGCTCGTCGCATACGGTGCTCAGGATGCCTACATCACTGGAAATCCCCACATCACCTTCTGGAAGGTGCTGTACAAGCGTCATACCAACTTCGCCATGGAGGCTATGCGTGTCAACTTCACGGGCTCGCCGTCGTATGGCCAGCGGTCGGTCGTGGTGGTGAACCGGAATGCTGACCTGATGTTCCGCACCTACCTCGAGGTCACGCTGCCGGACACCCGCTACTCTGCACTCAACACAACCGCACTGGGAAGCACGGTGACTGCGAGCACCGTCCCCAGCACATCAACGGCCGGTGTCCTCTGGACGGCCGGTGGACGTCGTCGCCTCGGCTACCTGCTGATCCAGCAGGTGGAGATTGAGATTGGTGGCCAGATCATGGATCGCCACTACGGTGAGTGGATGTACCTCTGGGAGTCCCTGACGTCCCCGTATGACCAGTCGGTTCGCCTCGACCAGATGCTTGGTTACAACGCGGAGGGTGTGGTTACGACTCCTCAGGGCTGCGGTGGTCGCCCGACGGTCATGTACATCCCGCTGTCGTTTTGGTTCTGCCGCAATCCGGGACTGGCCCTGCCGCTCATTGCCCTCCAGTACCACGAGGTTCGCCTGAACTTCATCTTCCGCCCTGCGACGGATCTGGTCCAGAGCGTGTACGGCTACGACTCGACTGGTGTTGCGAAGGTGTGGCCTGGCGGCATCCCGCAGGCTGCCCAGCTTCTGCCTCGCTTCAAGGACTGTGCGGTGTATGTGGACTACATCTACCTCGATACGGATGAGCGTCGTCGCTTTGCCCAGCAGACGCACGAGTACCTGATTGACCAGCTCCAGTATGGTCTTCAGCAGTCCGTGACGTCCGCGAACGTGCGTCTCGACCTCACGCTCAACCACCCGGTCAAGGAGCTGGTGTGGGTCTACCAGGATGCCCGCAAGCTCGACTGCTCGCTGCCCGCGACCACGACGGGTGCCGCACTCACCTACACGCAGCCCTTCTCGTACGACGACATCGCAGACCGCTGCCGCCTCCAGCTTAACGGCCAGGACCGCTTCGACGAGCGGTATGGTGACTACTTCTGGAAGGTCCAGCCCTACCAGCACCACTCGGGTGGCGGTTTCGAGCAGCACGCCCAGGTTCAGCTGCCCCTGACGGGCAGTGTGCTGGGTAGCACGTACATCTCGTTCACTGCAGATGTAACCAGTGGCAGCAAGAACATGGCCAACTTCAACCGAACGGGCGGTGCGACTGTCGCTTCATTGGCTGGCCTGACACTCCAGATCGTCACGGGAACGACGGCGGGCGGTCTCCAGTCTGTTGTCCAGCCCGGTACGCAGATCACGTTTCCAGCCACGTCTGGCACGGTGCCTGCGACAGGTGCCCTCGATACGACCGCGAACGCGAACGCGACCACTAACTGCGTGTTCTACGCGATCTACGATCCTAACTCCACAGCCATCGACCCGATCAGCGGTATTTCGGGTGTCGCGGGCCTGTCGGGCGTCACCAACTATGCCCAGGCCGGTTTCCAGCAGACGAACCAGACCTATACCCAGTCGGTCAACCCGATCAACGTGTACTCGTTCTCCCTGGCCCCCGAGGAGCACCAGCCGTCTGGCTCGTGTAACTTCTCGCGTATCGACACCACGACCCTGGTATTCGACTCGATCACCGGAGACTCTTCAGGTGCGAAGTCGGCGGGTGCGTTCCCGAGCAAGCAGTACCCCTACCTGTTCCGCATGTACGCCGTGAACTACAACATCTTCCGCGTCATGAGCGGCATGGGTGGACTCGCGTACTCCAATTAAAGGATGCTTCACGTGTTCATGTCCGGTCCGATCAGGCCATCGATTGCAGACGTACTCACGTGTCTGCGAACACTCAAGTCTCAACTCCCACCATGTAAGGTTTGGTTCTCGACATGGGAAACAGATGTGTCCCTTGACGAAATCCGTAAAGAGGTCGACGTGTTGATTGTCAAACCAGAGCCGACTGCAGTCCCCGATGCATTAACGAGGGAAGCTGGGTACTTTCCAGGACCGTGCAAAGGATATAACGTACGTATATTTAAGATGTTCTGCGGCATTGAAAACATCTTTGCGTCTGCAACATGTAAAAACAGCGACATCGTCATTCGCATTCGGTCCGACGTCATGGTCAAGTTTGATGGTGATCATCTTAAAGAGATGCTTGAGGCAGCAAAGAATGGCTACGTGGTGCGTCAACGGAAGACATCTATGTGTGCATTCGATGACTGGTTTGGAATAAGCACGTTCGCGAATATGAAGAACGTGTGGTGTTTCGGAAGTATGCGTGAATTTGAAAAGCACATGAATGCAAGCTGGAATGCAGAGAAGATGGTGAAACGAAAGGTCCAACAACATGGAATTCCGATCATTGGACTCGATGAATCGAGGATTGATTTTTATACACTCCGAGAGGGAGGCGAACATGTCAGATGGGACTAAACGCGTGTATTCGCAACACACTCGTCGATTCCCAGCGTCTGTTGCATCATGATCGGAGCTGGCTTTCCGGGTCCTGGGCACTTTTCGTGCTCGTGTCCTAGAATGTGACCCATCTCATGCGAGACCACATACTGCCTGTAGCCAGTCAGATCTTGTCCACTCTTGGCCGATCCGTGAACCCACCTCATCGCATTGAGGTACATATTGCGACCACCCAGCTCAGCACACGACAAGTTGTTAGGAAGACCACACGTCTTCGTGATGGTCGCGGGCGACGACAGACGGATTGTCACGTCTGGCCGGTTCTTCACCAGCTCAAACCTGTACCCATGGGCCACCCACCCTTCGGGGTCGGCCAAGTAAATCTGAAGTAACTCAGCGAACTCCTCTTGCGGATACCGGACATCCGGATCTACACGGGCGATATAGCGGATCAGCTTACCCATTGCTTCTAGGAAACGAAAAGTATGACGGCAAGTTCAAGGGCAGCACCATGCCGCTCACCAAGTGCTCGCAGTGTAAAAAGCGTACTCACCTTATCTTCAACTGCCAGTGTCCCGGAATGTTCTGCGTCAAGTGCCGCATGCCAGAGGTGCATGAGTGTAAGGTATTTGCCCCCATCAAGGTCGAGCTCGTGAAGGTTGTCGCAGATAAGATGCCTACGCGATGTTGAGTAGCTCCGTGAACGCCTCCATGATTCTTGAGACTTCTCTGGGATCGTAGCCGAATGTGTCTAGAACCGACATCACAATCCCGTCGTCGCGAAGGACGACCTCTGCGACGAGAAGCTCGTTTCGGTGTCCAGTGAAGCTCACGAGCCAAAGTGGCTCATTCTCCGGTGTCTTGCTGACTGCGTAGTGGGTCGTGCGGATCAACTGGGGAAGACGCTCGTGCGTGTCGGTGAGTGCATTGTCGATATTGAGAGCCATGGTGTCCGTCGGTTGGGTTGGACTGGGTTCTATCCGTTTTTAAAAACGGATTCCGTTAGGGTATTGTACCCTGTCAGACACAATGGATACGTCACTTTCCTTCGTTGAGTTTGACGTGGTTCTTCAAGCCATCGTGTCGTACGATGTCTACCCCGCCTTCAACCATGTGTTCCGCGAGACCTTTCGCGGACGCCAAGCCCAAGACCTTTCCGTGAGAGAGTTTGTGACCTTTCTTGCCGCGACCGTGGACAAGTTCTCCCGAGAAGCTGTGTTTGGGCGGCTGATTGGCCAGTTGGCCTACCGCAAGGTCGCCCCCTACGACCAGTTGGAGGAGATGCTCAACGGATATATGTGCTGATCCCACCTCAGAAAACGAATTTTTACACTTCACGGGGAACCCAGATCCGGCCCCTCCCAATCTTCTTCTCTCTCCAACTGCCAAGATGCCCTTCCATCTCTGCAACTTCATGAAGCAGTCCGACCACCGCCCCTGCGAACACCAGGTCTTCACCCACCCACCCGAACACCCGCAGATCCACTGCGGGATGCACGCCCCCATCGCGGCCCGCCTCCCGGCCGTCGTGGCCGGGCAGTGCGAGCACATCATTGGCACGGGAATGCACCAGCACTGGTGCGGCCGTGCCAACGCCGAGAACGAGCGGCTTTGCCCCACTCACGTTGAACGCCGGCGACGCGACGCGGAAGGGGCCGCCCGCCAGGATGAGTTCCGCCAGGCCAGGTTTCGCCAGGCCATGGCCGCCGCCGGGGCCGCAGTCGAGGCTCTACACGCCGCCGTCGCACCCCCGCCGCCGGGGCCGGTGCCCGTCTTGCAGCGGATCGCAACGGACGCACAAAGCGTCCACACAGCCGCGGTCTCCAAGCAGACCAACGAAGGCGAGAGGAAGCTTCTCGCTGAGAAGGGCGACGGCAGACAGGTTGGTCTTCGTGTCGCCCGAGTGTTTGCACACAGACACGGTCAGTTCCACTCCTTCATGCGAGTCATGAATGACATTGACCATTGGTACAGTCAGCAGAACTGCCGCCAGCACGGAGACCGGCTCTACAGCCGGGTTCTGGAGGGATTGTACCACACGATCATGAGGCAGCCCGAGGCAACTCGCAAGGAGCTCTTCAACCGCCTGTGGGAGGAAGCGAATGAGTCTGTGGGTATGTGCTGCGAAGGCCACATCTCGCGGCTGGTCAATGTGATGGTAGGCTTTGACGATGCCTTCAAGCCCCCGGTCTCTCTGGGCGAGGTTCTACAGAACAAGATGGCGGCTCTCGCCGCGTCTGGTGCGGCGGACGTGGTGCAACAGGCCAAGGCCTACATGGACAGCGTGGGGTTGACCGCAGCCGAGCAGGCACCCTGGCTCGAGGCACTGGCGTGAAGAGCGAAACACGCCAGAGTCTGAACAAAAATTTTTACAGTTTGGAAAACGGATTCCCATGTGCCATCGCCAGACGTACACACGCCTGCCAAAATGCCTTTCTTCTCTACGTCCGACATCAACGAGCTCTCCAACGCCTGGTCTGCACGCCGCAACGATGCCTTCAATCAGAAGGTTGAGGACGACTTCGTCCAGTACATGATCAACAATGTGCCTATTGACCTCAAGGACCACCTTCTACACGCGATTTCTATCGCGACCAAGCCCGGACATCTCTCCGTTGTGTTCGGTGACGTGCAGTTTGACGCAGATCATCTCTTCTACGCGGAGGGATGGGGCAACAAGCGGCTCACATTGAGGCAGGTACTTCGCAACACGCAGGCCCTGTCTCGTATCTCGGAGTACCTTGGCCCCAACATGGGTGTGTCGTACCATTACGCGGACAACAAGGTGTTCTTCACCGTCGACTTCTGGGCACCCCGCCCACAGCCGCACGTGATCCGCGACCCGTGCTGGGATATGCCCCCACTTGAGGTGAATTGATAAAATGGATTCTATCGCATCAAGGCAAGGACCGGCACGCGGCAACCATGGACTCTGACAACACACCTAAGACTCGCCGCGAGAACCGCAAGGACTCGCGGACCAAGAGCAACGGCAAGGATCGACTTGGCAGCGGCAAGGGTACTCGTGCACGCGAAGCCATTGCGGCTGTGGCGGCTACGCGGCCCAAGGGAAAGTAGAATTCAGAAAACGAATTCATCTCTATCAGGACCGGTCCAATAGCCGGCCCTCCCAAGCATCCAACGTAACCATGTCTACCTCTACCATCGCACCCCGCAAGAAGCCGCAGTGGCTCCTCGACGAAGAGGCCGCTGACCCTACACTCGCCGCCAAGCTGGATGCCTCCCGTGCCGAGGCCGCAAAGCTTGCCGCTGAGAAGGCCGCCCGTGACGCAGAACGTGCGGCCGCCTGTACCGCCTGGCATGCCGCTCGCCCCGAGTGGATCATGCAGATGGTTGAGATTGCCCCTGGCGTGAGGGGCAATGAGCGTGAGTGGGAAGTGCCCCCGAAGACGGGCCTTCGCCGCGTCCGCAACAACGCCAAGTGCCCGTACTGCGGGAAGTAAAATCATAACCACAAATGAGGCGAAGGATCAACCGAAGGGCAACGATGGCGAGTAAGGCTAATCTCCCCCCAAGGTCCCCGAGCTGTAGCACCCGCCTCCGCATCCGCCACGCACTCACCCTCCCACTCCCG